GCTAAGAACTACGACCCTAAGACCTGGAATGAGTTTTTCGAGACCCGGTGGCTGTCGATAGATGAGATAGCGATGAACTACGGGCAGGATAAAGCGGATCGGCTCAAATCTATAGGCATGAACGGACAGCGCTATAGTAAAGACAGTATTGAGGTAATTGACAATCGTTTTGGTAAGACCTTAGAAGGAGTGGGGTACGACCAGCTGAATAACCTCGATGATCAGGCATCGGTTAAGTCGATACGCGTGATCGAGCGGCAGTACAGAAAGAATGTTTTGTACAGAGAGTTCGTAGACGAAAAAGGAGGGGATGTAAAACCGGTACCTCATAACTGGTCTGATCAGCGTATGGAAGCATATGCCGAGCAAGCAGGAATGTTAGTACGTAAAAAAGTAATACCTCGAATTCGTTGGACTGTAACTGCGGACAAAGTGGTGCTTCTCGATGACTGGAGTTTGTATAATGATTTTACTATTGTGCCGTTCTTCCCATACTTCCGACGCGGGCGACCGTTTGGGATCGTCCGTAATTTGATTAGCCCACAGGAACAGCTCAATAAGATCAGCTCACAAGAACTTCATATTGTGAATACCACTGCGAATAGCGGCTGGGTGGTTGAGAGTGGATCCCTATCTAATATGACCGAGGAAGAACTTGAAGAACGTGGCGCTGAGACTGGGTTGATTATCACTTACAACCGAGGCTCCACTCCTCCGGATAAGATCCAACCGAACCAAATCCCTACTGGGTTGGATCGCATCGGTATGAAGGCAGCGAATAATATCAAAGAGATATCAGGGGTATCTGATTCGCTCATGGGGTTCGACTCTGCTGAAGTCTCTGGCGTAGCGATACAAGCTAAGCAGGCCCGTGGACAGGTGCAGATCCAAGTACCTCTGGATAATCTGTCACGTACGCGTCATATCCTAGCCCTTAAAACACTAGATCTATTACAGGCGTTCTATAAAGAGCAACGGGTGATACAGATAACTGATTTTCAGAACCCCGATCAGCCCAGAACGCCAGTGACTATCAATGAGGAGGACAAAATGACAGGGGAGGTGACCAACAATATCACAGTGGGCGAATATGACGTAGCTATTACCACAGCGCCGTCCAGAGATACCTTCAACGACTCTCAGTTTGCCGAAGCCATTAGCCTACGTACTGCAGGCGTTCAAGTACCAGACGACGCTATTATTGAGTACAGTCATCTAGCTCATAAAGATGAGCTGGCTAAACGAGTCCGTGAAATGATGGGGCAAGGAGAGCCGACTGAAGAAGAGATGCAAATGCAGCAGATGGTACAACAGTTAGAGATCAAACAACTGCAAGCTACAGTAGGTAATCTGGAAGCTGATATAATGCATAAACAGACACAAGCTCAGCTCAACCAAGCTAAAACCCAAGATATCATGATTGATGATCAGTTCGATGCCCAAAAACTTCAAGCTGAGATGATGTCAAAACGCGAAGATCTAATGTTTGATGTTCAGAAACTACAAGCAGAGTTATCATCCAAGCGTGAAGAGTTGATGACTAAACTAGAAATCGCTAAGATCGCAGCACGATCTCAAGCACATAATACAACCCACTAACCACCAGAGGAAAAACCATGGCGCAACCCGGAGAAGACGTAGTAGTAGAAGAAGCCGTAGAAGATCGCGGTGATACCGTAGCTGAGGTAGAAGAAGAACCTACCCCCGAGCCAGAACCAGAACCTGAAGTCGTAGCCGAAGCAGAGCCCGAACCCGAACCCGTAAAGGAGGAAAAGCCGGATGATATTCAGATTCCTAAGCAACGCCTTGATGCAGAGATTGCCCGTCGTAAACAGTTGGAAGAAACTGTCCAACGCATGCAACAGCAGACTAAGCAGGAAGAGGTTAAAGCTCCCGAATATGATTTTGACGGTAAGGAGAAGGAATACCTACAAGCTATGTGGGCGGGAGAAGAGGATAAAGCCCTGTCATTACGTCAAGAGATGAGAGCGGCAGAAGCGGAGCAACATCGTTTTACAGCAGAACAGTTAGCATCGACTTCGACCACACAGGCTGAGGCTAATGTACGATTTAGTCAGACTGTTACTCAGATTACTACTGAGAACCCATTGTATAACCCAGAGCATGAGAACTATAACAAAACAGTTACGGACTACACCTTAGGGTTACGGGATAAGTTCATGGCGGCAGGAGACGACCCGTCTTCGGCGTTAGTTGAGGCATATAACATTACTAAAGCCCAGTATCCTGAGCTGTTCGCCCCAAAGCAGGCTACTCCCGCTGTTAGCAATGCGAATATTCAGGAGAAGTTAGCAGCGGCTAATAGACAACCCCCGGCGTTAGGTGGGGATAGTGGGGTCTCTCGGGGGGAGAGTGTGCTGGATGTAAACACACTGTCTCAAGAGGAGTTCGATGCACTACCCGCTGCCACATTACAGCGCTTACGTGGAGATATACTGTAACTGCTTGACTTCATTATATAAGCAGTGGTAATATTCACCTGAACCTCAAAGTTCACCCCGCAGGGGGGATGGTCCTTCCCCTGAACCCCTGCACTCCGTTTCTCAGTACGATAACTGAGCGGGCTCATTGCACGTCAACGTAATGACTTAGCTTACACCAGCGTAAAAGGTGGCGAGGATCAGCCTCGATAAAAACAGGGTTAACGAACATCGGCTCGAAACCGAACCTTAACTTACGTTTTTATTTTGGAGATTTATATAATGGCATATCCTGATTTAGTCTCGCCCGGTTCAACCAATTTTGGGAACCTAACAGACGAACAAAAAACCACATGGGGTCGCGACTTATGGCGACAAACTAAAGAAAATTCATTTATGGATGTTTTCACAGGCTCTGGAATTAATTCCATGATCCAGAAAGTACCGTATCTTACTAAGAGTGAGAAAGGCACTCGCGCTGTTATCTCACTATTGGCAGAACTGGATACAGACGGTATCGCAGGCGATAGCCAGTTGGAAGGTAATGAAGAAGCGATGAAAAGCTACGAAATGGTCATTCAGATCGACCAACTTCGTAACGCGAACCGCATCGCAGGTCGTATGGCTGATCAGAAATCAATCATTAATTTCCGTGAAAATTCACGCGATGTATTAGCGTATTGGCTAGCAGATCGTATGGATCAATTGGCGTTCTTAACAATGTCCGGTGTAGGCTACGGATATAAAAATGATGGTACGGCACGGGCTGCTAACGGTCTGTCGGATCTAGAATTCGCAGCGGATGTCACTCCTCCAACCAGAGCTTTTGCTTGGACAGCCGGTAGCGCCTTAGCAACTTCCACTTTCACTTCTGCAGACGCACATACTATTGATGCTGCAGGTGATGGTACGGCTTCGTATCAGATGATCGTAGAGCTTCGTGCAAAAGCTAGAGACTTAGCTATTCGTGGCGTGAAAGGCGAGCAAGGTAACGAGTTGTATCACATGTTCGTAACCCCGCAAGTGATGAAGTCTTTGAAACTAGATACCGACTTCATAGCTAACGTTCGTAATGCTGGCGTACGTGGAGGAGCTAACCCATTATTCGCAGGTTCTGCGAGCTACTTAGTAGATGGCGTTATGATCCATGAGTTCCGTCATACTTACCATAGTGCGACTCAAGCACGGGCTCTGTTCTGTGGTGCTCAAGCTATGGCATTTGCCGACATCGGTGCTCCTAACTGGGTCGAAGATAACTATGATTATCAAAACCAATCTGGTATTTCGGTATCGAAGATCTTTGGTATGAAGAAGTCAGTCTTCAAACAAGGCCCTACGGTATCGGGAGCACCAGCTGATCTACTTCAAGATCATGGTTTGATGACTGTCGATTTGACTCAGTAAAACTGTTCTATCTTAGCAGTCTCTTGGTGGGGAGACTGCTTGTAGAAAACCCGCCCCTTCTCCGGGAGGGGCACTTTTTATAAGGAAAAAGACAGATGGCCACAGTTACAGCACAAGCTATTATAAATAAAGTACGCATAATCCTACAGGACCCCGATGCGATACGTTGGGATACTGACGAACTCCTAGGATGGCTTAACGATGCTCAACGTGAAATAGTACTCCTGAAACCGGACGCAAATTCAGTTGCAGAGGAACTAGACCTACTTATAAGCGGCGAAACACGTTTCAGTATAGCCGATGAAGGGATATCCCTAATTGATATAGTACGTAATAAAACAGGAAATAAACGTGCAATCCGGCAGATAAATCGAGAAGTATTAGATGCTCAAAAACAAGAGTGGCATAACGATAGTCCAAGCGGTGAAATTAAATATTTCATCTTCGATGATAGGAACCCTAGATCTTTCTTAGTATTCCCACCTAGTAATGGTGCCGCTGTTGTAGAGACAGTAATTTCTAAAAGCCCTAGCGCAATAGGTTTAACTGATGTAATAGAACTAGACGATATTTACGCCAACGTTATAGCAGACTATATTCTATACAGAGCGTACAGCAAAGATGCAGAATACGCAGCGAATGGGCAACGAGCTATGTCAGCATATGGTAGTTTCGCACAGTCTTTAGGGTTAAAAGCCCAAGCTGAAACTCTGGCAGAACCGCGTAACGCAGCTACTGCAGTGAGGTAGGGGCATGGCTGATATCCCCTATAGCACATTAACATCGCGTGTACAGGTCGAAGTGCCTTTCTGTCCAGATTTCGTAATTGAGGATCGTATTGCAGAGACTGCAATGGAGTTCTTCAAAGATACAAAGTCATGGCGTATTGATCTGGATTTATCCCCTTCAGCGAAAAATATAGGGGACTACGATATAGATGTAAATAATCGTAAAGCCATCTGCGACATATTATGGGTTAATTACTTAGATGCCCCCTTACAGCCT